TTCGGTACAATGTGTTGCATGCTTTCGCATGGCATGGCACTCAAACGCGCATGGTTTGTTACCTCAGCGTTACCTAAGGGGACCTTCGGCCATGCCAAAACGTGCTCTGACGGACGCCGCGATTGGTCGTCTGAAGAAGCCGAAAACGGGTCAGGATGAGCACTTTGACGCCGGCTTTCCGGGACTGGCTCTGAGGATCAGTTACGGCGGCCGGCGGGCTTGGGTCATGCACTACCGCATCAACGGAAAGCAACGCCGGATGACCATCGGCCGTTATCCCGAAGTCGGACTTGCAGACGCACGTCAGAAGTGGCGTGAGGCGAGGACCCTGGTCGAGGAAGGGGTCGACCCTGCCCACCGAAACGACGAGGCCTCAGCAGTGCCCACGACGGTCCGGGAAGTAGCGGACGAGTTCTTCGCACGGTACGCGCGCCCGAGAAACCGGACTGCGAATGAGATCGAGCGCATGTTCGAAATCCATGTCTATCCGGCAATCGGACACCTGAAGGCCAACAAGGTGGCTCAGCGCGACATTCTGAGGGTGCTCGACCTGGTCCAGGCAGGTGGAGCGACCGTGCGAGCAAATCGCGTTCTCACCAACCTCAAGCGCCTGTTTAGCTGGGCCCAGGAACGCGGCTACGTCGAGGCGTCCCCGGCAGTGGCAGTACGTCCTCCGGTCAAGGAGTCGTCGCGGGACAGGGTGCTCGATGAGCATGAGATCACCGCCTTCCTCGATGCGTGCCGAACGATGGGTGAGCCGTTCGGGCTGATCTTTCACCTGCTGATGATGACAGGCCAAAGGCGTGACGAAGTCGCTGGCGCCAGATGGGATGAGATCGATCTCAGTTCAGGCACGTGGGTACTGTCCGCTGAGCGGACCAAAAATGGCCGCTTGCATGAAGTGACCCTGCCGAAGCAGGCCATTCAGATCGTCAACGCCCTACCCCAAACGTGTGAACTGCTCTTCCCGGCACGGTTCTCACAGTCCAAGTCAAACACCGTTCGACGCGTCAGCGGGTTCACCAAAGCAAAACAGCGGGTGGACGGTCTTATGCTCAATTCGCTGCGCGAGAGCCGTCCAGACGCTGAGCTGATGCCCTGGCGCCTGCATGACCTTCGCAGGACAGCGGCAACTGGTTTGGCGCGGCTGGGCACACCTATTCACATCACCGAAGGGATCCTAAACCACGTGTCCGGCAGCACCGGAGGCATCGTGGCCGTTTATCAACGGCACGATTACTCGGATGAAAAGCGCGACGCGCTGCAAAGATGGGCGGATTATCTGGACGGCCTTGGGTAAGATCATGATCAATGAAGACTTCCGCGACTACCTGGCCGAACGGGCCGGTCTCAAACGAACGTCCTTGGATATGTCCATAGGCACATATTTCGAGGGAAAACTGCGCGGCCTCAGCCCCGAGTTCCAAAGGCGGCTGAGTTCAGACGCAAAGCACTTGGAAGGCGCTACAAAGGCCATTCAACGGGCCCAAGAACACCTCTCCCAGCTTAGCGATCGGTTTGCTCCCTACAACTGGGCTACAAGGATGGAGGTCACCCTTACCGAGCTTATCCGCGTTTCTGAACGCCAGCGTGACTTGAGCGACTGGTGGCCGAAGCACGCCAAGAAACCAGATGCACATCTCGTGGCCGAAACGGTTGGTTACGCTTACTGGCTCGGAGAGAAGGAGATCACATATTCCCCAAATGAACCAAAGACACACTTCTGCGAAACTGTTTGTAAGTCGTTGGAGTTGCTAGGTGTAGAGGGTGAGTGGAAGCGGCCTTGCGAAGCCGTACACAAACGATATCAAGAAAAAACCTAAGGGACATAGTCGTTGGCCACTGACTAAATCAAGTTGCCTGCAAACGCATGCAGGAGCGCCCAGATGACACCTACGCTGACCCCCTCGCCCGCCGCCGAAGAAGTCCTTCGATTTCGCATCGGTGGCCAAACCAAGTACGTGAGTGTCGCCGAATTTGCGCGCGATCACCTTGCAGGCGCCCATAACTCTACGGTCTACCGCAAGGTTGCCGCGCGCCAGTTACCTGCACTCGAAAAGTTCGGCAGTCGAACGATGATCGACCTCGGACTGGCACGCGCATTCATGATGCCGCCCGAAGGAGTGGTGTCGCCAGCCTACGTCGAACAGGTACTTGGGCTTGAGCCCGGCGGATGCCGAAAGATGATCGACAGTGGCGAACTCGAAGCGCATTTGAACCTTCGTGATGGTGGATACGTCCAATGGCAGCACGTCCTAGCCGCTCTCGAGGCGGAGGTTTCTAAGGCAGCGGCGGCATAGCCAGGCGCACATCGGATCCCGACCATGGCCTCGACTTTCAGCAAGCTATGTCCAGCAGGCGTGAAAGCCGCTGCACGGTCGCTCGGATTTGCCTCTGTACTCGACGATCCAGAGGGATGGGCTGGATTTCGTCTGGTCATCACGGCGCGACTGACCGAGCGGCAGCGAGCCGGGCTCGCTTACGCCGCCCTTACTTCGCTGGGCCCGGCGACGCTGGAAGCCGTGGTTGACCAAGCGTGCTGCTTTATCCCCAACGATGAGAGTCCGCTGTCGTCACCTCAGTTCAGGCAGGTGGCAGCCGAGTATCGTTCGCGGAACCCCGGAACGCGGAGGGCTTCATGAAACGGTCACTGGAGGAACTGCTGTTTCATATGAGGCCTCTTTGCGGATCAGAGAACGACTGGGAAGCCGGTTTTGCCCGATCGATATGTCGAGCAGCCAAGGACTCATCTTGGCGACCTTCACCGAAGCAAGAGGCCATCATGCAGCGTCTCGTCGCCGAGCGCTTCACCGAAGAAGGAGACATTCAACTCATCGAATAAGACGTCCTGTGCTCCATGGAGCGCAACCATTGAGCTTTCTGAAGGAGAAAAAAGCATGAGAGCTTACGAACCACTGTTAGATCGAAGCGACGTATTGAAGCTCACGAAGCTGACTTCTGCTCAGCTTGACGAGGCTATCGCGGATGAGACAATTCCAGCTCCGATCCTGATCGGCAACAAGCAGCGGTGGCCAGCGGCCGAGTTCTACACACCGGATACGGACTTCGGAATCGATGACCTGCGTTTTTTCCTGAAAGTAAACGCGGAAGCCGTTGGACGTCTTGTGCAAGAAGGCGTGCTTCCCGAGCCGTACAAGGTTGAAGAGAACTTCGCCGCTGGCATTCGTGGCGGGAAGCGGTGGCGGCGAGACGAAATTTTCGCGCTGGTGTCGCGCGGATAAATCCGTGGCTGCGCCGAGGAACAGGAACGCGGCGCGTCAGGAGCACTTCACTAAGATGGTGCGTCCAACGATGGAGACTGCGGCGTGGCGAAATCTCTCGGTTTATGCCCAAGCACTGTACCCGTGGATTAAGTTAGAGTGGCATGGGCCGAAAGCGAACAACAACGGCAAGATCCGGTTTTCTCTCCGGCAGGCCGCAGAAGCGGTCGGCATGTCGAAGAAATCAGCAGGCAAAGCGTTTCACGAGCTGCAGTCTCACGGCTTCCTTGTGATGCGCGAGCCCGCCAACCTCGGCGTGTCCGGCGACGCTCAATCGCCTGCCTGGGAGATCACGGAAATCGCGATGCCCGGCGACGGCACGCGACCACAGAACCTGTTCAGAGACTGGGCACCTGGCCGCGACTTTCCGGTCTACCGCGCACCGGTGCGGAACCCGAAAGGGCACAACGGCACGTCCATCGTGAAGCCATTCAAGGTGGTTCAATGACAGACGCCAAAATTCAGAACCCTGTCATCCCTGGGAGGACACCCTGTCCTCCACTGGGGGACAGCAAAGGCCTACCCTGTCATCCGCTGGAGGACACCCTGTCATCCGTGGGAGGACAGAAACGGCCCAAAATGGCCCAACCCTGTCATCCACTGGAGGACATCCTTATCTACCAGGGTACCCAGCCAACCGGTGAGGGCGTTGGCTAATGGCTGCACCTGAGAACAACAGCTTCTGGGAGCAGCGATCCTCGCATGGTCGCGATCCCATCTTCGAAACGCCGACCGAACTCTGGGAAGCTGCTGAAGAGTATTTTCGCTGGGTCGAATCCAATCCGCTTTACGAGCAGAAGATCGTGGTGGCCGGTGCTGAACCACACACAGTTGAGGTGCCCAAGATGCGCGCGATGACGCTCCGTGGTCTCTGCATCTTCCTCGATATCTCGCGGCCGACATTCGACGAATACGCCAAGCGCCAAGGTTTTTCTTACATCTGCGATGCCATCCGGAACGTGATCTTCACCCAGAAATTCGAGGGCGCGGCAGCTGGGCTGCTCAATGCCAACCTGATCGCCCGCGATCTTGGCATTGCGGAGAAACACGAGGCAGCCGGGAACCTCACTATCAAAATCATCGACCGGTTCGGCAACGACCGCGACGAAAATCCAAAAACCATCGAGCAAAGGAGCAGTGAAGATGGCGAAAGCGAAACCTGAACCTACATCGGACGAGATCCAGGCGGAAATCGACGCGCTTGCGGCCGAGGCGCAGGCGTCTCGTGCCGCGGCAAAAGCAGCGCGGGAAAAGGCTCTAGACACCGCCATCACGCATGACGAGGCCCTCGCGCTTCGTCGCTCTGCTGAAGACGCGGATTTCCTGGCACAGCGCGTAGAGCGGGCGATTGCAGAAAAGAACGCCGTCTACGACGAGGCAGCGGCCAAAGAGGAACAGTCACGGCTCATCCAAGAATATGAACACGCATTGTCTGTTCGGGATGAGTGTATAGCCGCCGTTGCTGCGTGGAACGATATCGCGTCGCAGATTGAGTCAATAATGGATGCCGTCGACAAAGCCGACAAGGCAACTAAAAGTGTCGGTCGGTCCCTTCCCGACGGCTACCCCGCAATTCAAAAAGGCGGTGTCCTTATGAAGATGGAGGGCGTTTTGAATCTCCTCCGACAGGCGTCTTGGGGGTTCAGACCACCTGGACAAATCCTTCCCCGCATCGACCTTCCCGAGAAGGATGATGCGGCATGAGCATGGTTGTGCGCCGCTATCAGCGGCAAACGGTGCTCGGCGGATCAAATCCGGTTGCAGCACGAGCGCCACAGACTTCAGCGGGCAACCTGGCAGCCGGGCTGCAAGTGGTCGCGGATACCGCGGCGGAAATCCAGGACGACCTCGACATCGCGTCGGCAAAGGAGAGCGACGCGGAATTCGTATCTGGCCTGAACAGCATTCTCTATGGCGAGGGCGGCATATTGCATGCGCGGGGGCGAAACGCCCTCGACGCCCGTGAGAGCGCGCTCAGTGCCATAGACAGGCTGCGCGGTGAAAGCCTTCAGGGCCTTTCCCCCGGCGCACGGAAGCGAGCGGAGGTTGTTCTCCGTGAGCGGTCTGAAGGGGCGCGGGTCAGGATCGAGAACCACAGCGCGCGGGCTCGGATTGAATACGCGGATTCAGCCAGCGAAGCACGCATTCAGACGTCGCTCGAAACGGCTGTCTTCGACCTGACGCAAGTTGGTCAAGCGCTGCAGACCGCAACGTTCGAGGTGCGGGAACAAGCTGCGCGGAACGGCTGGGCGCCGGAAGTGACAGCCGCCAAGCTACAAGACGCACGGGACGCGGTGCATCTCGGTGTCGTGCAGCGACTGGCCAACGCCGATCCATCGGCAGCCCTCGACTATTTGGCGTGGGTTAAGGACGACATGTCGGGCCCTGTCCTTGCGCAGGTCGAGGCACGCCTCGTGCCTATTGCCAAAGCCAGTTTGGGACGGGACCTGGGCCGCGCTGTGGTCACGGGCACCCCATCCTACGTTCACAATACCAGCATAGAATTCTCGATGGGGCCGAAGCGCCCGCATGCGCCGGACAAGCCGATCCTCGATGTCATCGGGCGCGCGGCGGAGGACGTGTTTGGGGCTGGCGCTCGCATCGTTGTCACGTCCGGGCAGGAAGGCGACCTTCCCCAGCACGGCTCCAACCGACACAAGACCGGTCACGCTGCCGACTTCGCGATATACCGACCCGACGGAACGCGGGTTCGGGTGACAGACCCGGACATGGTGATCTTTGCTGAAGCTGCGGCCAGACGCGGTGCGAAAGGCATCGGGTTCGGATCTGGCACGGATTATATGGGCGACCACATCCACGTCGATCTCGTCATGCCGGGCCCAGGGCAGGATCACGTTTGGGCCTCTGGCGGAAAGCGGCATCGCGAACGCCTCGTCGCGGCCATGTCGGGAGAAGGAACACCGACCCTGCGCGACATCTATGACGAAGCCGATCCCGTCATCCGCGAGGCGGCGTTCGAGGAGTACCGGCTTGGTCTCGCGATCGCGGAGGGTGAGCAGCAGCGCGCGGAAGGTGTGGCGCAGAGGGCTGCATATGATTTTGTCATCGAAGGCGGTTCGGCAACAGAGCTGCCATTCGAGGTGAAGTCGCTGATCGGCCGGACAGAAATGGCCGGGCTTCTCAGCCTCGAACGGTCACTCGCGACCGGGACGCCGGTTCAGACCGATCCGCAGCTGTATCTCGAACTGACCGAGATGGCGTCCGACCCGGCGCGCCGCGCTGAGTTTCTTGCGGAGAAGCCCCTCACCTGGCTGGACAGGCTGGACAAAGCGGATTGGGAAAAGTTCGTCGCACTGCGCTCCCAGATCCGGGAAGGCGCAACTGTTCCCTCCACATCGACGATGATGAGCGTCGCGGACGGCGCCCTCCGCGCTGCCGGCATAGGTAAATCCGACGATCCTGCGCGATACGCAGCGTTTCAAACCGATCTCCTGCGGTGGGCGGAGGCGAACCCGGACCAGGCGGCCAACCAAACGGCGTTGAACGAGCAGATCAACACGATGCTGACTCCCATCGTCCTGGACGCCCCGGGGCTCCGGAACATCCAGCGCGGGCCGCTGTTCTCCATCGACTTCGACGGCAACTCGTTCGATCCGAACGATGACGTGACCCCGCAGCAGCTGCTGGAGTCGAAGCTGAAGATCAACGGAGTGCGCGTGTCTGCCGAGGTACTGGAAGCCGTTGGTACGACATTCGCGCTTCGCTACGGGCGCGATCCGTCGCCTCAAGAGCTGATCGAAACCCTGATCGACATGGGGATGTATGAATGAAGAAATCCGAACCTGACGAGTGGACCGCGCCCTATCCGCGACCAATTGGGAAGGGCCGGTATCCCACGACGCTTGAGAATGACCCGCGGGATGAATGGCTGAATAAGCCAGAACCGAAAGAGGAAAGCGGGCGCCATGCATGAGCCTCACCCACTCGCCAAGGTGTACGTTACGGACGACATCCTGCAGGGACGGCTCACCATCATGGCCGGCGCCTTCGATGTCGAGCGCCTGGATGCTGTGATCCGGACATTCGAACTCCTGAACAACCGCGAGCCCACGTTCGAAGAGCTGGCCGAAGAACTTCGACATGCCGACGGTGTCGATCCGCAAAGGACGCACGGATACGCCGACGCTGCCTTTCACTCGCTGTACGGGGTCTCTGACCCGGAGTCCGGCGCGCTGATCGTCGAGCACCTCCGCGACGAACTGGGTCGTGAGCCGTCCATTTCCGAAGTTTGGGCTGCTGTCGAAGAGGCCCGCTGGATGGGAGAGGAAGAATGACCACCCAAGAAGCCATCAACGCCTATTTCGATGACCGGCAGCGCCGTGACGCCGCGAGGATCGCCGCAGGCGCGGTTCTCAGCCCGGCACCCGACGTCATGGCCGAGGGCCTGCAACTCGGTAGGGAACTGGATGTTCCTCCCACAGTGGCGGCCGGATCCCCGGAGGTCTTCCGCACCCAGGCGGCGCAGAAGCGGGCAACCACGGCGTTGAGCGAGGCGCCCCGTACCTCCGCCTGGCTCCGCGACACTGTGAACGGCGCGCTCGCGTCTGACGATCTTGAAAACCTGACCGCGTGGGAACGCGAACTCGGCGCCTTCGGCCGCGCAACGGGTCGCGGCTTTCGTCGACTGTCCGCAGCACCGGCTTACGGCGAGGCGACGATCAACGCTGACTTGGCTTCTGACTTCGGGCTGAGCTTCGAAGAAATCTACGCCCAGGAACTGGCGCGCTTCCCCGGATCGGAATCCAATCCGCAGATTCAGGCGGATGCGCGGCGCCGGGCGCGGTTCCGGTTTGATCTCGTACAGCAGGCCGACAATCAGGATCGGTTCATCGCGCAGGGCGCTGAGGCATTGGCGCGCGCCGGTGCGATTGTCGAGAAGGCACAGTCCATTCCGATGTCAGCAACCGCGGCGCAGTTTCGAGATGGTGCGCTGGCCCAGGCGGAGAACAGCTTGGAAGGTGCATTCGGCGCATTTGTCCGTGATCCTGTCGGCGGTGCGTTCTTCCTTGGCGAGACCGCAGCGGAGTTCCTGCCCGTCTTGGCAGCTTCCACAGCAGGCACGGCGGCCACACGTAGCCCCGCAGTCGGTGTCACGATCATGGGTGGCGGGTCTTTTCTGCAGGAAAACGCGACGGAGGCGATCCGCTTTCTGAACGAGCAAGGGATTGATCTCTCGACGCCCGAGGCAGCCCAGGCCGTGCTCGCCGATCAAACGATCCTTACCGAAGCCCGGCGGCGCGGGGTTACGCGAGGCGTCATCATTGCGGCGTTTGACGTGATATCTGGCGGAGTCGCTGGTCAGGCGCTCGTACGCAACACCGGAGGCGAACTGGTCGCCCAGGGCTTGGCACAAGCGTTCCTCGGTGCCGGTGGCGAGGCCACTGCGCAAGCCGCCCTCGGGGATGAGCTGGACTATCGGGACATCGTGGTCGAAGGCCTCGCCGAAACGGTTACAGCGCCAATCGAGGCAGCAGGCGTCGCTGGCCGCGGCATCACGCGCCAGCTCGGGAGTGCTGCGAGAAGCGGCGAGACCGCCGCCCGACTGCAGGAAGTCGATGATCTTGCAGCAGGTTCAAGGCTCAAAGCCCGGGCGCCGGACAAGTTTCGGGAGGCACTGGATGCTCAAGGGCTCGCCGATACGCCGCTTTACGTCCCTGCCGACGCGTTGAACGAATACTTCCAGACGAAAGGCGAACCGCCGGGACCTGAAACGCTGGAGGAATGGGGCCTTACACCCGATGAGTTCGCGGAGCGGGTCGCGGCCGGGCAGGACATTTCCGTGCCGCTGTCGTCCTACGCTGCGCATATCGCCGGGACAGAAGACGCGGCGTGGTTCGCAGAGAACGGGACGTTTGACCCGAACGAGTTCTCCAGCGCCGAGGCGCGTGCTTTCAACGACGCTGTGCGGGACGTGTTGGAACAGGAGCTTGAAGTCCGCGAGGCTGAAGCAGCGGCGGATCGTGCGCTCCGCTCTTCCGAGGTTCAGATCGCCGAAGACATGGTTGCACAGCTCCGGGCCGCGGGGCGTTCACCTGATGTAGCCCGGAACGAAGCGCGGCTGTGGTCCTCGTTCTGGGCAACGATGGGACAGCGCTACGGCGTGGATCCGCTCGATCTGGCACGGTCGATGCGGGTTGAGGTTCGCGGACCTGAACAGATCCAACGGCAGCGGGACACGCTCGACATCGCGCTCAACACGCTGCGCCGTCAGGGCGCGGACGCGCTCAAACCCAGGGGGCCTTCGCTGCTGGACTTCGTGGCTGACCAGGGCGGCATTCGAGACGCTGGTGGGGATCTGGCGGCTATGGATGCCCCGTCGCGTGTCATCGCTCAAACGGCGCAGGAAGCGCGGGACGCGAACCAGCAGACCCGGTTTCCCGGAATGGCCGATGAGCGGCCGGGTCTCGGCATGGATGAAATGAGCCGCGCCGCAATTGAGGCCGGCTTCTTCCCGGAAGCGAAAGATACAGATGTCGACGAGGCTGCCCTGCTCCTGGCAGCCATCACCGACGAGCTGGCGGGTCGGGCTCGCTATCGTGAGGGCGACGGTCCCGATCCGGATCTTGCCCGTCTCGCCAGCGACTTATCCCGCCTCGGCGTCGACCTGAGTGGTATCTCCAATGATGAAGCGATTGCCGCACTGAACGAGGGTCGGACCCTTCGGCAGTCGGCACGGGGCTCTGCCCAGATCCCGAAGTCAGGCGTGAAATCGGGTACGACGGTGATCTCGATCTTCGAAGGTGCCGATCTCTCCACGGTCCTGCATGAGTCCGCCCACTTCTTCCTCGAAGCCTTCACCGCGCTTGCCATAGCGGACGATGCTCCGCATCCGATGCGAGATGACCTGAAGGCGATCCGGCAATTCTTGGGCGCCGAAAGCGTAGAATTCACGACCGAACAGCATGAGAAGTGGGCGCGGGCTTTCGAGGCATGGCTTATGGAAGGCAAGGCCCCCTCGCCCGCCCTGAGCGATGCGTTCGCTCGGTTCAAAACCTGGCTGCTGCGCCTCTATCGCTCGGTACAGGCGTTGAACGTCCGCCTGACGCCTGAGGTTCGCGAAGTTATGAGCCGGATGGTCGCGACAGATCGGGAGATCGCTGAGGCCCGGGAATTGCAATCCATCTCGCCGCTGTTTCAGGAAGCGCCGCCGGGGATGACTCAGGCGGAGTTCGAATCCTATCGCCGCGTTGCCCGGCGATCCGCCGACAAAGCGGACAAGCGTCTGCTCGACAAAGCAATGGCGGCCGTCCGGCGCGAGAAGACGGAATGGTGGCGCAAGGAACGCGCGGCCGTCGAAAAGGAAGTCGCTCGCGAAATTAACGCACAGCCCGTGTACCGGCTCACAGAGGCGCTTGGGTTCCAGCGCTGGCTCGGGAACCGAGACGCGGAGATCCCCGACCTGCGCCTCGACAAGGCAACCCTTGTAGAGCAATTCGGTGACGGTGTTCTCGACGAGCTGAGCCGGTCCAGGCTGGGCGGCAAGCGCGCGATTTATGCCTCCGGCGGCGCCAATCCGTCCGAGGTGGCCGAGTTCTTCGGCTTCAGCGACGCCGTGCAGATGGTGCGCTCTCTGCAAAATGCTGGGAAGCGCATCGATGCGATCCGGGACGAGACCGACCGGCGCATGGTGCAACGCCACGGTGATGTCCTCTACGACGGCACAATCGAAGCCGAGGCCATGGCTGCGATCCAATCGGAACAGGTTATGTCCACTTCACTCGCGGAGGCGCGGCACCTGGCAAAGCGCGCTGGCCGCGAAACCCGCATGCTCACCAACCGCTTCTTTCGTCAGCGTGCCCGCAGGATGGTCGGACAGATGTCGGTGCGCGACCTTTTGCGACCTGAGCAATACCTCCGCGCAGAACGGCGAGCTGCAAGACGCGCGCAGGATGCCTTTGCCCGCGTCGCGAAGGGCGCCGGCGGCGAGGCGGCTCTGGCTGACGCCCTCCAGGCCAAGGAACAGCAGATCCTTGCCGCGTTGATCTACGACGAAGCCAAGGCTGCCGCCGATGAGGTGCTTGCCGGCCGTGACCGGATGATGAAGTACTCGAAAGCCTCTGTGCGCCGGAAACTGGAAGGCGGCTACATCGAGCAGATCGACAGCCTGCTGGAGGGATATGACTTCCGGCAACGCACAGGCGCCGATGTCAGGCGTAGCGAACGGCTGTCGGACTTCGTGGACCGGATGATCGCCGAGGGGCGCGAGGGCGAGCTGGCAATCGACGAGCGGCTTCTCAACGAGGCATCTCGCAAGCACTACACCCGAATGACACTGGACCAGGTCCGCGGGCTCTTCGATACCGTCCAGAACCTCGACTATTTGGGCCGCTTCAAACAGCGGCTCATCGATGCCCAGCAGAAGCGCGACCTTGAAGCGACGGTGACGGAGATCATCGACACCATGGACGCGAACTTGGAAGACCGGCCACCGTCCCGGGTCGAGACAAGCGGCGAGCGCATCCGCAAGGCTGGTCGCGACTACCTGAACCTGACGCTGAACGCTGAGACGCATCTGCGCGAGGCCGACGGCCGTGCCGATCACGGGCCCGCATGGACGGCGATGAAGGCAGGAATCGACGCCGGCATGGCCAGACTGACCGAACGGCGCCACGAAGCAGCAAAGGCGCTGGACGCGATCTATGGTGCCTACTCGGCCAAGGAGAAGCGCGAGATGGGGCGCAAGGTCGAGAACAAGGCGCTCGGCGGCATGTATTCAAAGTGGGACGTGATCTCCGTCGCGCTGAACACCGGCAACGAACAGAACTATCGCAGGCTCATCAACAGCCGCGTGGACGGGTCTTTCACTGGCGACCAGGTGCAGAAAGCCCTCGACCAGCTCGACGAGCGCGATTGGAAGACCGTGCAAGCGATCTGGGACTATGTCGACAGTTTCTGGACCGATATCGCCGACAAGGAAAAGCGCAACACGGGTGTTTATCCCCGCAAGGTCGAGGCAGCGCTGCAAGTGGATGCGCCCACGGGCGTCCGCGGCGGATACTACCCGATCCGGTACGACCAGCGGCTCGCAACTCGCGTCACAGAGTTCGAAACCAAGGATCTGTTCGACCGGATGCGCGCGGGCAAGTTCGGTAAAGCGCAGACCCGCGACGGCCACACGAAAGAGCGGAAGCGGAACGTGCTTCTACCGCTCCGCCTCGACCTAGGCGTCCTGCATGAGCACGTGAACGCCGTCCTCTATGACATCGAGATCGGGGAGGCAGTGTCGAACGCCCACAAGGTGCTGCGGGCCGAGCCGATCCGCGACGCGTTCCGCCGCAAAGGCAAGCGCTCCGACTATGAGGCGCTGGAACTGTGGCTGCAGGATGTCGCCGCAGGCGACCAGGTGCGGGGTACATTCGGCCAGACAGCGCTCCGACACCTGCGCTCCGGGTTCGTGTTGTCGCGCCTCGCGTTCAACCTGTCGACGGCGCTCATCCAGCCCACGGGCCTACTGCAGTCCGCTGTGGTCGTCGGGAAAAAGGACATGGCGCGAGGGACGCTTGCGTACCTCGGCCGCATGCGGGGATGGGTCAACGACCTTGCTGCCGTCTCACCGTTCATGCGGGAACGCCAGCGGACGTTCGAACGCGATGTGTTCAACCTCGTGGGCGATCTCGAAAGCGGCCCGGTGTCGGGCCTGAAGCGCTTCCAGCGCGATGTCGTCCTGCCTCTCAGCTTCTTCATGATGCAGCGGGTGCAGTACTACGTCGTCGACATGCCGACTTGGGTGGCCGCCTACGAGAAGGAGATCGCGGTCTCGGGTGATGAGGCCAAAGCGCGGACCTATGCTGACAACGTCGTCAGGCGGGCCCAGGGGTCTGGTCTGATGTCGGATCGTGGCATGATGGAACGCGGCACAATGGGGCGCGACATCCGCCAGTCCGAGATCCCGCGGCTGTTCACAGCCCTTGGCTCGTACATGTTCGCCAAAGGCAACATTGCCTACGAGAAGACCATGGGTACCAATTTTCGCAGCCCTGCGGAGGCGATGACCTGGGCGGTGGACATGGCGCTGCTCTTCGCGTTCGAGGCCTTGCTCTACAACGTGGTGAAGGGGTTCATTCCGGACGAGGACGAACCGCCCGAGGCTTGGCTGACCTGGATCGCGAGCGAGACGGCGCTTTCGATGATGTCTACTCTCCCCTTCGCCCGCGACGTTGCCAGCGGCCTACAGGGCTTCGGCGGCGGCGGGATCTACGGCAGCATTGTCGACACAGCCATCACCCGACCATTGACGCAGATCAGTCAGGGCGAGGTCGACCGTGCGCTGGTGAAGTCGCTGGTCGACGCCGGAGGGGTGTTCCTGCACCTGCCCTCGTCGCAGGCGAAGACAATTATCAATGGGCTCGTTGAGGAAGACATGACGCCAAAAACCGAGCCGGATCCGCTGGTGATGCTCGGGCTGGGTGGCGAAGGGCGGAGGTCGATGGCGGATCTGGTGTTTGGTGGGCGGTAACTGCTATCGACGAATCAGGTAAAGTAACTACCGCACGTTAGTGTAAGCGTTTGTTGGCGCGCATCGGATACTCATCCAGCTTGCTCAACACTGTGAACTTCGACGTGCAAGGCTATGGCATATCTGGTATTTCGGAACTGGCGAATACCCAGATCGTCACGTTCAACTCAACGTGCGCGGTTTTCACTTGGATTTTGTCAGGAAACCCGCACAACATGACATACATTTGCCGAACTCATCGCCTTAACTATTTGTCCTTAGAGGTGAGTTACGGCAATAACAGCGCCTATAAAAACAGTAGGGTCCGAAATGCGCGTCATCATTAGAAACGAAGGGTCGATTTATGTCGGCCAGGTACTTGAGCACGACATCTGCGCACAGGGTGAAAGCGTTGATCACATGATGGAGCGCCTCGCGTTCACGGTCCACCTTGAGACGGCAGAGCGCGGAGGTTCTCTCGATGGCATTGCTCCTGCGCCCCAAGAGTTTCACGACATGTGGGCGGCTGCTAAGCGGTTTGAGGCTGATGACTCCGGCTACGAGTTGGCACTAGCGGCTTAGTATCGGTGGCGGCTCCTTGGGGTAAGTTCCCCTCTCTTAATACATATATTGCTTGGGCGGAGAGCGTTGGTTGCTCTTGCCAGCACGGCGTACAGGGGACAAAGCGGATCTATAAGCTCACGGCTCCCGGAGGCGGTTTTGTCATGTTGCCAGACCTCCCGTCGGACGAAGGGCTAACGCCGACGATGGTCGCTTACTTGGATCGAAGGCTGGGTATAGAGTCGGACTTTCCGTCTTTGCCCGATGAATCTTGATGGTCCAGATCGCCATACGCGGCGATCTGGATACGCCTTCTTAGCCTAACATGTCACTGCAAGTATCGGCTCGCTTTGCGCGAACCGGCCCGGCGCGGGTTCTAGGCTGCCCTCCGAAGGATCGACCCGGCAGGATAATCCGGCCAATCTACCGAGTTGGCGTTGGTCATACGGTAGAGCGGCTCAACGAACGACCAGTCCTTAAGCGCTTGCGCTTTGATGGCGAGACCCAAAGCGGTCCGTTCTTCAAAACGTACGATCCCGTCGACCAACTCACCGAACTCGTCCCGCGCTGCCTTTATCTCGACCTGCGCGTCTTCCACACCGGATACCATGGTGATGCGATCCACTTCTGACCAGTAAGCCCTTGCAGGTTCGATGCGGGCTTTGTCTCGCTCGGCCCACCGGATCTCGGACTTCATGCCGCGTTGGGACTTAAATTTGGATCGACGCTCCGCTTCACGCATGTGGGCATGATAAGAGGCCTCGAAACCTTCCGGCGTTCCGATGTTCTGTACTCGCATTAGGTCACTCTTGCCCCACTGCGTTTCGATTCCACGGCCGAGTAAGTCGTCGTGGCGTTTGCTGCCGCCACCGTACCAGAAGATCTCCGGGTCGGGCTCGGGCCAATGCGGCATCCACTCTGCTTCGATACGCTTAATTTCAGCCTGCGCCGCCAGGAACCGATCACGGGCAGTGGGTAGCTTGTCCGCCAGCGCAATGAGATCCGGATGCTCTGCGGCTTCAGCTTCGCTGGGTTGTGCGGTGGCGGCCG